TCGAGTGGGACCGCATGTTGGTGACCCGCAACCCGTTTTGCTGCACATTGGTGTAGCTGAGCTTAGTGGTATTGAGCAAAGTGCGAATCGTCTGGAACGCGGACAGCGGCATATCCCATGACTGGGCGATGACGTTGTCCACGTTGGACTCGCGGAAGTTGGCACCATAATCAAGATCAGGCATTATCGTCTATCCTCCAGATACCCCCATAGAGCCCAGGAATTGATCTCTACGGCAGATTCGATAGAGCCGCTGTCGAAGATCTCCACATCAAACTTTTGCCCTTGAGCCCGGTGTCCTCCGCGCTCGGTAACAAACTCTCCCATGTTCCACACGTTGCCATCTCCCCAGATACCCTCATTCCACAGGATTAGCCCGTTGGACAAATTGATGGTGGCATCAGAGATAAAGCGACCATTGCCTATCACCCTGAAATTGAGGTCGTAGTCACCTACCTGAGTGCTTCTCAGATGACATCCGCGCACTGTCTTGGTATGCTCTTGAACGCCATCGTCCGCACCGTCATACCCGTCCCGGCGCAAGTAGAACGGAATGGAATACTGCCCATCGTCCAGGCAGTCTGATCTAGCATCCATCTCATAAGTCAGGCCGTTTTGCCCACAGAAAGCCCTGATCTGCCCGCTGGTGTTGGGAAGCCCGGTGTCAGGGTCCACCTCGCAGGTGAAGATGCAGGAAGCTGGAAAGTCCCAGCTGGAGTTCTCGCGGATATACCAGTGTGGGTAGCTGTTCTCCTCGCCGGCCGCATACCGGGCTGCACTGGTCATATTCAGGCAGAGAAAGTAATGTCGCTGGGTATCCCCATAACCAGTGAACGCGTAGCGCACCTCGTCCAGCTCAGGAACCCAGGTGCCCTCAATGCCCGATACCGCGGTCAAGTCCATCCCGACCAGGCCCTGGTAAGACGTTCCGTCCAGAAGCCTTCTGAGAGGAAAACCAATGTCCATGATAGTAGGCAGCTTGTTGGCCTGCTGCATCGCCATCATCGGACCTTCCTTGGTCCAGAATAGGGTGAAGTTCTGCAGCGAGTTGCCCCAGCCCTTGTTGACCGTCACCATCGACTGCCAGTTCACCGGCCCGATCAGCTCCGACAAGCTGTCCCAATCCCAATCGACAGGCGATGCCGTGCCCAGGTAGTAGGCCCGAATGAAGCCTTCGCCCCCTACCAGCAGGAAGGGCCCGCAGGTGCTGGCCCCACTGATCAGCTCGCCACGGGTGCTGGTCACCTCCACGGCGATGTCTTCATCCCAGTCAGTGACGTTGCGCACCCCAGATGGGTAGAAGAAATAGGGATAAGACGGATCGCCAAAGAGCACCAAGCGGTTGGCGTAGACCGTACCAAAGGTGGTGGGATCAGTAACTCCCGGGAGCCCTGGCGTGGTCCAGTTGCTGGCCGAGTCCATCGCCCTAAGCGTGACCCCATCCGCTACCACCAGCTTGTTGGCGAACATCCCCACCCACGGCTTGCGCCTGGCAAAGGTGGGAGCCTGCTCCGACAGGGTGCGGCTAGCGTTGACGAAGATGTTGGCCTTGACGTTGGTGCCGTTGTCGAGGAATAGCACCAGTTTCTGGGTGCCGTCATTGAACCGCGCGTCGATGCCGTGGTAGGTGTCATAGCTCGACCCGTAGGGAGCTGAGGCGTAGAGTCTCCTCAGTCCCTTGACCTTGGTCTTAGCCCCTGCCGTGGCACCGTGCAGGTTGGAGAGGCGGCGATACCGCAGGACGCTTTCAGTAACATCCTGTCGGATGCCACCATCCAGGTCTGCATCAGACCAGGTAAAGCGTCCGTCCCGCTCAAGCATCGGCCTTGGCCTTCTTCGCCGCTTTCTCCTCAGCGGCCTTGCGACCGATGGAGATCTTCTTCTCCAAAGCCTCAAGAGCAACTTCCTCCTGGCGCTTCAGCTTGATTTCCCTTGGCATCCCAGCACCAATGGCTGCGCCACGACCAAACCGCTTATCGGCTTCGTTGACAGAATTGCTCATCTCAGTGTCCCATGTCTACGGGTGAAACTACGTTGGGAGCTGCCTCCTGCCGTTTAGCGATCCAGTTCAGCAGCTCGTAAAGCGCTCCGATGGTGGACCCCTGCCGGCCGAAGTAGATCTCCTGCAGGTCTGTCATGCGGTTGCGGTTCTTGATGGCTCCGATCATGGCAGCGCGGAGGGAAACCAGATGGTGATGGTCCTCTGGCACCGGGCATTTGATCAGAAAGGTGGAGATGTTGTCGCCACTGGTGTCGGGGTTGGTGGTCCAGGTATCTACCGTTAGAACCCGGGTTGAGCCAGTGTAGTCAGTTATAGTACGCACCTGACCAATGCCAGTGCCAGCGATGATCTCCACCGTCATGCCGTTGTAGAAGTCGTCCCTGCGGTCGATTACACCGTAGTTGGAGGTGTAGTTAGGGGTGGTGGTGAACATCGTCAGGGAGGTAGCATCCACCGCACTGGGACGCCCCTGGATCATGTTGCCAAAGGTCGGGATATACCACAGTCGCAGGGCGTTGGACGTCGAGCTGGAGGGAGTCGGCTCGATACGCACCTGGTTGCCCTGCATAATGAACTTGTAGAACTGGGTCAGGTTGATGATCCCGGGTTGGTTGACACTGAAGTAGTCCCGCAGGTCAGCCGGGGGAATCTCCGTGCCTTCCAGGGAGCCCTGCCGGTTCTCGGTGAAGATGATGCGGCTACCAAGACGGGCATTGAGAGGAAGGTTGTATAGATTGGTGTTTGCCGTCAGGGACAGATCGTAGGTGGTGACGTAGAAGGACGGGTCCTGGCGGGTAATCTGACGCAGAATCTCCTGCTGGGCAGCGTGCAACCGCTGACACACCTCAGCCCCTGCGAAGAAATTGTCGCCTACCGCATCCAGATGGTTGCGGAAATCGTCAATCATCTCAGCCAGCGTCAAGGACTTCCTCCCCGTATTTCTGCTTCAACGCGGCCTGCACGTCTTCCTTCGGCACGTTGGTCGAGCCGATGGTCTCGGCCATCTCGCGGCGGGCCTGGGGTTCGATCTCACGGGTGATGGCATCCACATCCCGCTTATACTGCTTTGCCTTCGTTGCCTGCGCCTTCTCGGTGCTGGCGATCAGCTCGTCAGCGATGGTGTTCGCACCACGGACGTGACCGTCCATCTGCTGCAAATGCCGCAAAACGCGGCCATCAAGCGGCCGGAAAGAGTTGCCGGGACCACGGACAATCATAACCAGAATGTCCTTGTCGTAGAGTCCACGACTGACCTGGCGGTAGATACCCCACCTTTGCAAGCGGGGTATCCACCGCACAGACAGCTTGTCGTCGTAAGCCTTGAGCTGTCGGACTAAAGCCCAGTCAGGGATATACATCAGTCAGCCGCCAGACGCTTGCGGTACTGCACGTCCTCGATGTGGTTGGCGCAGAGCAGGGGCATGTAGTCCAGCTCCAGGGCCAGGAACTTTACCTCATTAGCGTCGAAGCCGGTCAGAACGTCAGCCTCCACCGACCAGGAGATGCCACCATTGCGGATGTTGTAGTTAAACAACCCGCCATTGATCCTGCCACGGCTGGAGCGGTACCACCGTAAGGTGGTGGTCGCCTCTGGAGACTGCGCAGCAATGACAGTACTCAGTCCCGTAGTCGCCTGAGGATCGGTCAGGGCCTCGTTGATGTGGAACTTGTCGTACTTGACGAGCCAGGTTACCACGTCGGACGTGTTTACACCCGAGTCTGCCTTCACTCCCCACAGCACCCGCACGCCGATATCATTAGCCGGGTCGATGAGGCGCGGGAAGCCGAAGTCCATGACATTGATGGTGTCGCCGGCTGCGGCGATGGAGATGGCCCCAAAGCCGAAGGTGCTAAACTCCAGATACTGAGGAGCCCCGGTGTGGAAGCCCTCGATAGTATTGGAATTGATGGCACCTATGGCAAACCTGTCGGCGTGGATGACGTAGGTCTGCCGGATCCATTCGATATTTTTGTCGCGGATCATAGTTTACCCCCTCTCGGGATACTGGTAGGAGGGGCAGGCATCTCCTGCCCCTCCCGGTGATTAACTGCGGCTCAGGTCGCGGATCACGCCATGACAGTTGGGGCGATCCGTGCCCAGGTTGCTGTACTCAAACAGGGTCGCGTCGTAGGTGGCGAAACCCTGGTTGCGATGCAGGATGTTGCCGTCCGTGTCGTCCCAATCGACCTCCTGGAGCATGTACCGCTGGATGTGGTCCTCGTCCAGGAAGAACAGCATGTCGTTGCCGTTGGCGTCGATGGGGCAGTCCTTGTCCCAGATGATCGGCACACCGCTCCAGGTGATCGCCTTGAAGCCGCCCTTGAGGTCCATGGCGTCGGTGTAGCGCCGGTCAGGGACCATCAGGTTGGCGATTTTGCGGTACTGGATGCGGCCAGTGAGACCGATGGAAACCCGAGACTCGCCCTTCTCCTCGATAATCAACAGCGCATCATCAAGGATGGGAGCGGTGATCTCGCGGGCGGTCCCGCTGTTCTCGAAGACGTTGCTGTTCCACTCAGGGAAGCTCGAACGGGAGATGGTCTGCAACGTGGTAATAAACACCCCGATACCCCCCGCTTGGGAAGCATCGTCCACGATGCCCATCAACCCCATATACTCCTGGCCGCGAGCGTCTTCACGGAAAATGATGTCGCCGTTAGCCACCGCACCTGAGGTGCCGTCAACCGTAAATTCAGTTGCAGAATTAATCGCACTTACCGTCAGGTTGCCGTTGTGCTGGGTGCCGGGACTGGAAGAGACGTCCGTATATGCCTCCAAGATCTGCCCGATCTTGATATACTGGGTCGAGTTGACGGTAAGAAGCCCAGCCCCGTTGTCGTCTTCGGTGCAGACGGCAAGGGCTCCGTAGCCGTAGCCGTAGTCCTGCCGGTTGCAGTCCTGGGCGAAGTCGCGCTCGATGCCGGTCATTTCCGCGTTAACCACCTTGGTCCATGCGCCGGCGTCGTTCTTAGACGCAGCAATAACCGGGTGGGTGACACGGATGGTAGCATAGTTGTAGGCGTAGGCGACCGAACTCTCGACATACACCTGGTTCTGCGGTGCCGGCAGTTCCGCACCATCAGAACGGGCACCAATGGCCTGAGAGCCACGGATGTTGACTGGGACGATAGCAGACTTGCCGGAAGAAGCGGTTTGTTCAGCGTTGCTCTGCAGGCGGGACCGCAGAACGGTCTTCTCCTGCAGGGTGGAGCGAAGGCGCGGAAGATAGAGCTTCTTCAGCGCATTGCTCATCGTAGATACTGTTGCGCCTGCCATGATGGTTTACCTCTGGTTTACCCCCCAACCAAGCCCTTGAGTAGACGGTTGAAGTTCTTGCCGCCGAAGGAGTAGCTCTTGTCGGACGGGTCCGTCAGCCGCTTCATTACTGATTCGGCCACCGCCCCGCCCGCCTTGGAGTGCGCCACAGGCGCACCCCTTTCAGCCGCAGTCTTCTTGTCCTCAACGTATTGTTGAGTCCTGGTGTGGTTGCTCTTGAGCTTCTGGGAGTGCAGTTGTCGGAAGATGACAGCCGCCTTCTCCTTGGTAAAGGCCTGTCCATGCTGCCGGGCCCCCCGGTTGGTGACAGTCTCGAGATACATCTCTCGCTCCAAGGGGTCGACGATCTTGGCCTGATCGAACAGCTTATCCATGTGCTGGTAGAAGTCATTCACCAGGGACTGACTGTGATTGGAGGCCAATATCTGGCTCTGCTGGGCCACCACCTTCTTGAGCTCGTTGACATCGCTGCTCAGGGGATGGTCCGTCATCGCGGTCTGGACGGTCTTGACCAGAAGGGACATGCCGTCGCGGTCAGCACCGGGGTGCTGCTGCAGCATCTGGTCCACCACACTGACCCGGGCTTGCTGCTGGTTGCCCTGTTGGGCGTTTTGCAGCGTAGCATGGACAATTTGTGGCACCATCTGCTGGAAAGCACCCATGAGCTGCTGGGTAGTGACCGGCTGATCTCTGGGCTGCTCTTCCTCCTCAACCTCGGGCTCTGCCTCGGCTGCGGGCCGCTGCTCGTCGGTGGCCGGCTTCGGTGACTCATCGTTATCGGCGAAAAGTTCCTTGATCACCTCGTCAGTGATCTCGGGTGCTTCGTCCTGGACGGTCTCCGTGTCAGCACTCGGCTGTTGCGGCTCTGCCAGTTTACGGTATAACATGGCTATCTCTCCTGATAGGTAAGGCGAAACTGGACGCTACCGTCCAGGCTGTCGCCAGTGGTTGCAGCGGTAACGCCGATGGCCAGCCGGTTACCCTCCTACTGACTGAGTTGCGACCGCCTCTGGGCCCATGGCCCCCGATTGGGCGATCTGGTTGGAGACCTGCGGGCTGGTGCCCTTGGCTGCTTGAGCCGCCATCATGGTCTGCTGCTGCATCTGCTGCATGATCTGCTGGTGCTGTCCTGCCCATTGCAGGATACCCTGCTGCACCTCGGTGGACTCCTTCTCGAAATCGCTGGTCAGGATGAAGTCCCGGGCAATGGAGAACTGAATGGCATGGTTGTCGATCTGGGGCAGGATCTGGGGCGGTTGCTCCCCCTCGCGGATGGCCTTGATCGCTCGCCTGGCCTTCTTGGCATCCTTTACATACTCGGAGTCGAAGCCCTCGATCTCCATCGCTTCCAGCACCTTGCCCCTGATCTCGGGGTTGCGCAGGTCGCCCAGGAGCCCCTCCCTGGCTGCGTTCATGATCGTCTGTTTGTAGGCCACCTTGGAGGTCTGCCCGCCAAGGGAGATGCGCACGCTCATGTCCTGGGCACCGTAGAAGTCGGCTCCGCGGTAGAAGAAGGCTTCCAACTCGGAGTTTTCGCCCAGAACACGGACCAGCCGCTCCTCGCTCCAGTACTTGGCAATCACCATCAGGTTGCGCTTCCAGTGGTGCGCCAGGCCTTCCCGCCAGTTGTCCAGGGAGGCGCGGAAGCGCTTGTAGGCCTGCTCGTAGAGGAACTCCACCGCAGCCCCGGTCTCCAGGCCAGACGAGCCAACCGGGAGGTTGCCGGTGGTGATCTCCTGCAAACCGTCCACATGCCGCATGTCGGCAACGGTAGCACCGCGCTCCTCCAGGACCTGCTGGGGCAGGGGCACCCCGGGCAACCGCTCGGGCTTGAAGCCCATGGTGGTCTGGGGGTCCCACTGGTTGATGAGGCCGGACTGCCCAGAAGTGCGGGTCATGCCTGAGCTGGCCGGCACCAGCCACTGGGGGTTCACCATCTGCTTGCGGTTCATGACGATGTTGCTGTCGATGGCGTTGATCCGCTTCTGCTGGGGCAGGATGTCACCGATGGGCCCCAGGCCCCAGAACAGCTCTGGGATCTTGCGGTAGAGAATGTGGGTGTAGGGCAGCTCTCCGTCGCAGGAATCGAGTTCCCCCTTATAGAGAATCTCGGTGCGGGAGCCGATCTGCAGACAGCCCTTGGGGAAGACCTTGGAGGGGATGTGCCGGGTGATGCGGAGCAGGGCCTGGTCGCGTTCCTGGCTCTTGGTCTGGGCGTTGAAGTCGCTGCCCTGCACCGTATAGCTGCCATTCCAGCGTTCCCGCTCGATGGTGTCTACTTCCAGCTTGCCGGCTTTCGAGCCGAAGATCTCCTTGGCCTCGTCAATGTCGATGGGGTAGATCTCCTGCACAAAGCGGGACTTGCTGAACTCCCGGGCCGGCTGGGGATACCAGTTGAGCAGGTTGACGACCTCCTCCTCAAGCTGACCCACGGTAATGCGGTCAAAGGCAGGGTAGCCGTGCTCGTCCTTCTCCTGCTCCTCGTGGGTGTCGTTGATCTGCCGCCCGTACTCGTCCAGGGCGTAGGTCTTGCCAATCACCATGTTGCCGTTGCATCGAGCGCAGCGCTCGGGTGAAAGTTCGGCGTCTTCCGTGTAGCCGCACATCTGGCACCTGCCCACATCCTTGGTCACAGGAGTGTTGATGAGCTTCATCTTCGGTTGCCGGATGGTGCTGCCCGCCTTGGGGTTCCAGCCGCTGGAGTAGACACAGTTGCCCGACATCACCAGCCAGCCCGCAGCCTGCAACAGACTGAGCTTGGAGACCATGCGGTTGAACTCGGAATGAAGAGCCCGCTGGGAGGACTTGGCAGCGTCTACATCGGGAAGATCCCTGGTGGCCGGGTCCACCACCGGCATAGGATCGCCGCCGATGAAGATCTGCACCAGGTAGTCGAAATGCTCAACGAGGTAGTTGGTGACCGGCGTGGGCACCCATTCATCATAGATATGCCGGTCAAATCTGTTGAAATACGGCAGGTATCGTATCCACTGGTCGCCACCAAGGAAGTGCATGGCTTCGCGGATGCGATACTCAAGACCCGGTCTGGACTCCTTCAGGTAGGACCACATGTCCTCCTGGAAGGTGATCAGGTCGTTCTTGCTGCTGGGAGCCTTCTGCAGGCTTCTCATCGGGTTGGTTGGCATCTACCACCTCAAAGTCCACAGGTTCCACCATACCAGCCGCTTTTGCCCGTGCTATCTCTTCGTTGTCACCCAGGCTCTCGGCAAAGGCCAGGAGGCTTTCAGCGGCCCGTGCAGTCTGCTCAAGGATGTTGGCTACCTCGCCTATCGGCTTGAGCCGGTTCATCAGGCCTTCGTCCGTGATCGTCTGACGGAAGAAGTTGAGGTAGACCTCGGCTGCTTTTACATGACCTTCTTTGGCTCTCTCTGCCAGCGCCTTGAGGATCTCCGGCGCGTCGTCCATCGCGGTGCCGGCGATTTTGATCAGCGTGCGATGGTAGCACTCGGCACTGTCGGCCAGATTGTAGAGCGCCGAATTGAGGTGCCAGCCGTTGGCTCGGGCCAGAGCGGTAAAGCTGCGGTGCTCGCGAAGCTCCAATGGCGTTGCCCGCCAATCGGCTATTGCCTCGATTTGCACCAGCTTCTCAGGTGCCAGCTGTCTCATCGTTCAATCTACTCTTGTTGTCAGAATCTGTCAAGTAGCCAGGACAAGACCTTGGCGTAGAAGAACAAGCAACCTGCCACCAGGAAGAACCAGACAAGCAGGATCTCACGCCAGGAAAAGGTTTGCTTCTCGCCTTCTTCGGGCAGTAAGTCCTTTGTTCTCAACCTTTTGCCCATTGACGGTCTCCTTGTTCCAGCGGCTGAACTGCTGGGCTGCGCCAGGGAAGTTGGAGTCGTTGACCTGCTTGAGCAGGGTGGAGGTCCTGAAGTTGCCCTCCCCAATGTTGAAGGCCAGGCTCACCATCGCGTCGAACTGGTTCTGGGTGACGGGAACCTTGACGCTTGCGTTAACGATACGCTCCGCGTTCTGGTAATCCTGCCGTAGGAGGGCACCTACCTCTTCATCAGTCAGGCCCTTGCGCCAATCCACCCGGCGAGCCTCGATGATGATATGACCATCAAACAGCTCCCGATCCGTGAGCAGGTGCCCAACACCGATGGTCAGCTTGCCGGCCGTATCCTTGTAAGCCGTCTTGCTGGTGCCTTCGGAGGCCCTGATATCAGCAAGAAAAGCCTGTGAGGTCTGCATCTTCTTCATTTCTGCTCCTCCAACCATTGGACGATGTTGGCCATCTCCTGGGTGATCCCCGGGACCGGTATCTCGAGATTTATGACGATCTCCGCTGCCTTTTGCTTGGAGGCATCCCAGGAAGCCGCGGACAACAGCAGATACCGCTGCCCCTTGTAGATCTCCTCGATAGCGGCGTCTGGTCTCAAAGCAGGATGGGTGAGAATCACCGGCAGGCTGGGCTGCAGATCACCTATCGGATTGGGCTTCCAGGGCATACAGAGGAGCAGCTCGACCCCAGAGTCCACATTCCAGGGGATCTTGTGTGGCTCCTTGTCCTTGATCACGGAAATCAAACCAAGGGGCTCACGTTCTTGGGGCATCTGGTTCTGGGCAGCGGCCATCGCCTCCCGCATCGCCTTCGTCTTGCCGGCCCCAGGAGCTGCTTCTACCCCGGTTGTCGGGGCAGCGCCCTGGATGCCGATTCCCTTGAAATGATCTGCTAGTTGGGTGGGTTTACCTGGGGGCACCTTCCACCTCCTCGTTGGTCCCGAAGATCTGCTCAGGGGACGGGTATCTTGGGGGCGTCACATCGACATTATAAACAGGGCGGGTGGCAATCGTCGCCATCGACTGCAAAGCGGTTGCCCGCCGCTCCAGCTCCTGCCGCTGCAGGCTCAACTGGCGCAGCAGCACACAGACGATCAGGAACAGTAGCAACATGCAGAAGTAGGGCATGAACTCGGTCAAAATAGGTCTCCTGTGCTGTAAGCCAGCTCTGGAACCTGGCGTGTCTGCCATTGCTTGGTCACCCGCTCCACGATGGGCGGGGTCTCCACCTCTTCGCCTATCGCCTCCCCATCGACGTAGGACGGCAGCGGGCTGGCCTTGCGGTGGGATACCGACAGCTGGAACATCATCATCCCCCCGGCAATCAGCATCGCCATCACCAAGTCGTCATGCGCACCGGTGATCGCCTGGAACTTCACCCCGTGCAGAACGAAAGCCTCCATCTGCCCGATCAGCTTGGACGAGTGCAGGATCATGCTCCTGTCCCCAAGCATGGCCCGGGAATGGGTCACCAGCTCGGAGCGCCGGCGAGAGTTCATGTTGATGCCCAGGCGCTGGGTAGGGTCTAAGTAGGGCTTACCTCGATCTGCCATGTCAAAATAGAGGTTCCGGTAGCCAAGCCCTGCAAGTATACGGTTTGCTCCCCCGTCCTTGTTGTTCTCGATGCCGATGAGAGCATGGTTATA